CGGCGGCCACGAACGCCGCCGAGAACACCGCGGGCGTGGCGGCTGTGGCGCTGCTCTGCTCGGTTGCGTCAATCGTCGGCAGCGTGCTGAAGATACTGGTTCCTCCTATCCTGATGTCCAGCTGCATCGCGGCGCCCGTCGGCGCACCGTTAAGCATCCAGATCGGCAGTCCGGTGAGGACTTCTGGTCTCGGCCAGTACGGCACCGTAACCAGGGTTGAATTGGTCACTGCGGCGCTCTCCCCGGACAAGGGGATTATCAGATCGGTCAGCACGGCAAGGGTGGCCCCGGTGAACGCCAGCCCCGTCAAGCCGAACTCCTCCGCCCCTCCACTGCCGGCGCTGCTGCGGCCGATGATGCGTTGGCTGCCAATGGTTACCGCAGCAGCACTGATTGCGATCGAGACGTTGGCCGCGGCTGTCAGCCGGCCCTGCGCGTCAACGGTGAACGTGCCTACCTGAGAGGTTGACCCATACGCCCCAGCCGCCACCGCCGTAGCCGGCAGATCTGCAGCCACCAGTGCCCGGAACGCTGGGGCCGCTGATGATCCACTGGAGGGGCCAGCTAGGACCACGTTGACAGATCTGGCGATTGTCGAGCTGATCGCTCCTACATCCGCCGCCGCCGGCATTGCGTGCGCGTGATCCTCTCGGGCGTAGTCGCTGCTGACGCCTATGGCAGCAGTCCCTAGCGCAGCTGGCAGCGCATCTGCAGCCGATGGAATCGCGGGCCGGCCAGACAGGTCGCCGTAGGCCCCTGACGTGGCCACCGCTGCCAGTCCGGCGATGGTGCTGGCGGCCTGCGTGCCGGTATGCGTTGAGCGATCCCTGAGCTGCGCATCGGTCGCGTTGGCGGTGGCCCCGGCCGCGATGCCAGCCAACTTCGTGGCAGCGGAACTGGCGGCCCACCAGGCGGCAATCGCCTGAAAGACCCGCTGAGCCGTGAATGCTCGTCGCGTCGTTGCGGTCCCGGCTTCGGCTTCGGCCTGGGTGATCGTTTCGGCGCTCCACTCCCGAGCGTCGGTCAGCGCTGCATTGCCCGGCTGGATCGCGGATGTGGCCAACGCGCCCTGGGCCGCTGTGGCGAAATCGGATGAAGCAGCGGTGGCAGCCGTCCCCAGCATCAGCGATGCGCGGCCTGTCGCTGGATCAAGCCCGGCGCTAGAGCCGTCCCATTGACGGCGCTCTGAAAAGGCTGTATTCCAATTTTGCCGATCTGTCAGGCTGGCCAGCGAAGACCCCGCCGGTAGTGTCAGGGATAGTGTCACATTCCCGATGCCAGCGCCGCTCGCGCCTATCCATCCAGTTGGAAGCTGCCCCCACTGCACCGACTGGACTGGCGCGGCAGCGGCTGCCTGCTGCAATGTGACATAGCTGGGATGCGGGTTGGCGGCGGACTCATGATTTGCAATCGCCGTGTCAATCAGCGGGGAGGCAAGATTAGCGACATCTTGAGTGGACGCATCTACAGTTGCGCTTCCCTGGTCCATCACCAAACGCTCGGCGCCGTTTAGCGGCATTGCGGCGTTTGGGCATCCCGAAATAGTGGTTTCCCCTATCGTCATCGCAAGGCTCCCGTGCTGTGCTGGCTTTGCGGCTCGGAGCGCTTGTCGTCCTGCCCTGCCTGATACGTCAAAAAAAGTGCCCCCATCGCAAGCGCGGTGGCAACAATCCATCTGGTGGCGCCAATAGCGCCAAGCGCCTGCGACTGCTTGGCGAGAACGCTTGCGTCTATGGCGGCATTGCGATCGGCCAGTCTTTTCATTTCCTCGGCCAGCCCAGTAACAGATTTTTCCATTTTTTCACCAAGCTCTTTTAAGGCGGCTCGATCTTCCTGCCGGCTTTCTTTCATCGCTGCGTGCTCCGCCCCCATGCCGGCGACAAGCCGCTCAACGACAGCCTCAAGTTTCGCTAAATCGCGCTCCAGCCGGCTGATCCGCTCGTCTTGGCGTTCGCGCACTCGGTCGCCGGCAATGCCCTGGCATCATAGGCGGAAGCCGGTCGCCGTCGCCAAGGCTATCCCCGCCCCAGGGTCAGCTCTCCATCGCCCAGCCAGCTTGCAGTAGCAATTATCGGCCTTTCCGGGTCTTCGCAATTTAGACCAACGTCGGATATAAGAACTTGGCCGGAAAGCATAATTTGGTCGGAAATTGGAAACCGAAATACGTCGGATCCGGCTCCTTCTCCTTGGCCCTGCAGGATTAGCCGCAAGTTTCCCTTGAGGTCGTCGCCAGTGTTGCTGACGATGAAAGTCAAAAGCTGCCAGGCGCTTAAGGCAGTATCGCCATCGTCAGAGAATTGCAGGCGGAACGAAAAGCTGCCGCTCCATTCCCCCAGGCCACCAGTCCAGCGCTTGTAATCATCGGCCTGCGTCGTCCTGGGCAGCGAATCGCGTGTCAGCCTTGCTTCCCACTGGAAAATGTTGGCGGCGCGAACAAGCCCGTTTCCAAGGTCCAGCTCGATTGCGCCATCGGCGCCTACGATAACAGCCATTTTAGATCACTCGCGCCAGGAACGCGGCAGATGCGCCGTCGTTTGCGACTGCGTTATTTGCAAACGCCAAGACCTCCCATTCGTTTATGCCAGCTTGCTGAATAAATTTGTCGCCATAGGCGATTGTGTTATCGGCATAGTGCATGTAAACCGCAAAATCCGCGGCAAGCCTGGTCGGCGTAAAAGGCGACCAAGGCAGATCGCTACAAGCGGGAACGTAGTCAACTGAATACGCTGGGTTTGCCGCATTTTTCCCCACAGGCAGAGCAACGGCTGCAGCGTAGCCTGTGCTCGGGGATCCTGCTATGGATCCGCCAAGATTGCTCTGTGGATTTGCGCTTTCGCTGCCAATTCCAACGTAGCAATGCGTCCGATAATTTACGGCATGAAAGCGGGCTCCCGGAGTTGAGTGGCCGCGAAGCGCGGTGCCGGTGAGCAAGCAGCGCCTGATGTTTTCTTGAAGCGAAAAACTTACAAATCCCATCCTGCTATCGCAAATAGCGCCTACTGTTTGAAAGCCGCTAATGATTCCCTTATCCAAGTCAAGCCACGAATGCAGCGCAGTCCCGGAATGCACTATGGTAAAAGGGCGAGATCTGGTAAGCCCCTGGCGCAGCACGAACCACGATTGCTTGCTGTCTGCTTGGGAGGTATAGCGATCAAGGTACACGGCCGACGCATTGCTGATGTTTGCGTCCAGCAACAGAGTCAAGTAATCGTTTAGGCTGACGGATGTCACGGCTGGCGGCAGCACATGGTAATCAAAATACTGCGTTCCGGTCGGCTGATCACTCGCCGTACTCCAACCGCTTGCCAGCGACACGCCAACGCCATTAGTGCCAAAGACAAACGTATAGAAAGAACTCCCATAGGACTTGGACGGGTCGTGCTGAACCCTCAGCACGCGAAATTCAAAAGAGCCCTGCGTAAACTCGTCGTGCCACGCGAGCATCAGGCCGGCGTCAATTAACGCGGAGCGAAAGATATTTGCAAAATCAGACGCCGTGTAGCCTGACGCCGCGGTGTAAATTTGCTTGGTAACGGCCATGCCTTGACTGATGCAGACTGAAGCCTTGCGGCCAATAAGATTCTAGCCTACGCGCCACTGCGCGATAGGCCCAGCGCTGCGATGGACATGCCTTCAAGCAGGTCGGCGCCGAAAACAGCGTCCAGCGGCCTCCGCCGGCTTTCCCTGCTGACTGGCTCAGCGGCGATCGAGAGGCCGGCCGCTGCGCCCAGGCCGATGGAGTGGTCCAGCGCCCGCTTCCGGCCCTCTCTGGCCGCCGGCAGAGCCACGACGCTCAGCCCGCCTGGCAGGCCCAGCTCAAGCAGGAACGGGAGAGGCTTGCCGCGCCTTGCCTCGACACCCGGCGCGACCGGGGCCAGCCCACTCGGCAAGCCGAGCCCGAGCACCGGGCCGGCACTTCGCCTCCCGCCGACCCGCTGAGCCGGCAGTGCCGCTACCGCCAACCCCGCCGCCAGGTCCAACAACAGAGGGAAGCCAAGCACTTCGGGCGGAGGTGGGTCGCCGGGACCATAGGCAGAGCTGAATGTAAGCTCATGCACGAGTTCGACGGTAATAGTAAAGTATCCATTTTTTACCGGAACCACTCGCGGAACCTTCGCCATGGCCCAGGTTGTTGCAATGAGCCTTTTTCTGAACTCGACGCTATCGACTCCGCCAGCCAGCGCTGCCGGCAGCGTCGCCAGTGGCCACTGGCCGCCTCCGGTGGCATTCCACAGGCGTAGCACTTCTGCTGACTCGGCGCTTGTTGTGTTTGCAAACGTGAGCCGCCATGTGGAGTCGGTTGGCAGATTGCCAAGAATTGTCGGGAAGCTTGACGATCTCCAGCTATTGTTAATCACCGGATAATCAGGAAGTCGCAACTCCCACTCTGTCGGGGTAAGCGCCGGCAGGGTCAGCGGGGCTCGGATCGTCATGCGTTGTACTCCACAAAGCCGCGAATTGCAATCGGCATCGTTACCGTGCAGCGACGCGCCTTGACAGCAGTGACCACAGGCGCAGTTGCGAAGTGCCAAGTTGCGCCGGCAAAAGGTAGCGCAAGCATCGCCGCCAGCTCAGCGCTTGCGCCCCCCATGATCCCAGGGGGCAGTGTAACCTCTCCGTAAATACCGTAATTGGCGTCCCAGGTCTGAACAAGTTCTTCCGCTTGCGCGTAAGTAATGTTTTCCCAGCGAAGCTCCATTGGGTTACTGGTCGGGCGCGATGACAGGCCCCAGCGCACTGTTCTGCCGTTGCGCATCTTCATGCGACCTTGCGGCCATTCGCCCATTTCGCACGGCCTTACTGTTGGGCAGATGCCCGGAAGCGCGGTAATAATGCTCATAGCTCGATGATCCAGTTCGCGTCAGTTTGATAAGTCGTCCAATTTACGCCCAGCAAACTCATGCCGCTCGCGCTGACGGGATGATGAAATGCGTTGACAGTTATTACCCCTATTGCGTCAATGCTGACTTTTTCAATTTCGTAAGTTCGCTGTCTTGTCGTGCTGTTCGCTATTGCAAAAAAGTGCTCAACAGGAGACGCGGTGCCGTCAACCGAAAACGCAATGTCTTGCTCTTTCGGCTCCGAGCGCATGTCCCAGACGAGGCCGGGGTGGGCTCCGCTTGCCGGCAGCAGATCTGGCCTGGTAGTGACAACTACTCCATTTTTCTGTATAAAGCCTTGGACCGCTGCATTGTAGCTTACAACGTCAATATCCATGCGGAAAAAGCTTGCCGAATGCAACTTGGCCATTAAGACATCGGGAGTCGTAGTAAAGCTGATTCTGTGATCATGCACAGCGGCAAACCTTATCAGGTAACAGGCCGCATCAATCGCTTGTCGATAATTCGTGCACCACTTTGATAGGTCAAGTTCTTTAATTGGCGCATTTGCGCTTGCGGAAGCCTCCCTGACAATCGCCACTCGTTCGCGGGCAAACAGGGGGGACTCCAGGCCTGTCGATTCTTCGCGCCATTTTACCAGCACAGCAAATGGCTGCCTGGCCAAATAGTCAATACTGTTTAGCCTGAACGAGCCTTCGCTAATGTTGCCATTGTTAAACTGGCCGCTGATTTCAAGCGGCTCATCAAACTCAATCGCTTTTTTGAAATGATAGACCCCGCCAAGCCTCACGAGTTTAAGCAGGTGGGCCTGCGCAATGTCTGCGGCCCAGCTCAAGACATCTATGGGCTGTTCCTCGACCGCATCATAATAGTATTGCCGATCTTGGCACCACTGCGCTGCGGCCTGAAACGACGGCCTGTCAATCTGCGCGGCCTTTGCCGCCGGCCACGCCCCCAGCTCCTCGCTGGTCATGATCTCGCGCAGCCAATCGGGAAACAGGTGGGTCGCTTCCCTGGCGTCGCTGTTCAGAAGCGACGGCATTTCGCGGCCATTATTGCAAAAACCGCTAAACGCTGACACGGAAGATGACTGCCCGTCTCCGCTGATGTTTACGCCAACTAGCGCAAGGTCTTCATAGGTTGGGGTCGCGTCAACGTCCCCGTAGTAATTGACTTGCCTTACTTCGTGCTCCGGCGCATTTCCGACGCTTGACCGCACGCTCTCATACGCGAAGCCCTCAGCAAATCTAGCGTAACCGTCTATCATGGAATTAAGGCCATGGTCGGTCCAGTTAAGGCCAATATCTACAGTTGGCTCAATTTGCGCTATTTTGCGCTTGTTGTCGTCAGTAGGGTTGATTGTGTATCCGGTTGTCGAAACGGTCACGCCATTTGCCGCTCTTGTTATTTCTTCCCTGCTGTTTGTGTCCAGCACGGTAACTTGAGAAAGCCCGGTCGAGCGGATTCGCCAGCTCGGAACTGGGATCAGCCTGCGCTCCCATCTTTTGCTGGACGGAAATTTGATGCGCAGATAATTGTAGACATCTTCGCCGTCAATTCCTGCAACTGCAAAGACCTCTGGAAACTCGATCCACGATTCGCCGCGATTTTCGCTGTACTGCAGCACAAACGCGCTATACCTGCGCATTTTGGCTGTATAAGTATCGCCGCTGCTGTCATAGCGGGATACGGATAGCACGCCATCGGCTATTGTCCCGACTTGATTTTGGCCTGCCTTTGCATTGATGTCTTGAATTGTTGGGCAAGACTTGAAATTGGTCATTCCGTTTATAGTCAGCCCCACCTTTGATTTTATAATTATCTCGGAAACGCTAAATTCCCTGACTGCGCCCATCGAGGCAATCGCCATTCTAAAAATTTGCGCCGCTTGAGAGCAGACCTTGTATCTGTTTTCAGTGCCGCTTGTCAGGTCCGCAAAATCGTCGTCTGGGTCGTATTCCTCTGGGTATATTGTGTTTCCGTTTTGAGTCGGAAGCGGCGGCGGATTTGTAAAGCCAAATCCGACAAATTCGCAGTTGCCCGGCTGAACAACGGTAAAAACGTACTCCATGCTATTGCCGTCGCCTGTCGGCTCCTGCTCGGAATCGCTTACGAACACATTTTGCGATTGATCTTGCGATATTCTTTCTTGCAAAACAGCCCAGCAAGTGCCAACTAGGTAGAGATCGCCAGGAATTAAAGCGGAGTCGGCAGCGTTTTGCACTCCGGCGACCGAAGCCGCTACTCCGTTCATTTTTTCATCGAACTCAGCGTCGTCTGTTTTAACCCTAGAATTGTCAGTATTTATTCTGATTTTGGTTATTGCATCTGTGCCCCTGTCCAATTTGTACTTAAGCTGGTCTCCAATGTTTACATATAAATTTACAACGCTAAACGCTCCGGTTGCGGGGGTCGTCCACGTATTTGAGTTTGCCGGCTTGCGCTGAATTAGCCCACCGCGAGTAGACCAGTGGAACTTGCCTTTCCACAGCTCCACAAGGGCAGCCGCGTCGTCGTCGGTTCTCACTACGTCGCCGCCACCAATTCTGGCCAGGATTGTCGGCTGAATCAAGACGGGCTGCCGGCTTACCATCGCGTTTGGGCACCATCCATAAAGGCCGAAACTTGCGCTTGTTGAAATGTTTTCCGCCATGCAAAAAGCGGTCTTGTATTGCCCGCCCCCTACGCTGACGGCAAACACGTCTTGGCCGCCGCCGTTTTCAAAGTTTCCAGCGTCTCCGCTTGCCTCCCGTCCAGCGATAAGATGGCCGCCGTTTATCCTGCCTCCGGCCGGAGAGTAATAAATAGAGTAGCGGCTGCTTCTCTCCAGTGCCGATCCGGCGTAGGCGTAGGCTCCTAGCGTGTTATTGCCGAAAGCCCAGCCCCTTGGATCCCAGGCATTCGCGGCCATTCCAGAGGCTCCGGCAAGAAAGATGCCGCGAAGCATCATTGACCCGTTGCGGGCCAAGATTTGCGACCACAAAAGCGGCATGGCTACGCGAACGCCGCCAAGGCCATTTTCGCGCTTGGCTATGACGACGGGGATGAACTGGCCCACTCGCGCCGGCTCTGGCGCGGAATCAAAGCCAAAGCGAGGCGACGAGCGCTGGTTGCTTGTTCGGGGATCGCCCTTGGTCCGCTTAGTGGCTATCCGCGATTGTTCGCGGGTCGGAAACAGCAGGGAGGAGAGAAGCGATACGCCAACGGCAATGGCGATATTAACCAGGACGGGCACAAGCGGTCCGCAAACAGGGCCGCTTGCCGGCTGGCACCGAGAACGCTCAACAGTAATAGCCTTCCATTGCCCGTAGACTTCCTGGGAGATCCCCAGCATTTCAGCGAGCCGCTTTTCGTAGGGAAGGAGGGGAATCATCTTAGGAGATACAGTTTTAGGCTGGAGCAAACTGAAAGCGGGCCTGCGATCAGCCGGCCGCGATGCCGCACCGTGACAAGCGTTCTTTCGTCCGGGAGAACTCCGACGCCAAAGCTGCCGTCCAAATTGTCAAAGCGAATTAACGTTCCAGGCTGCGGGCAATCGGTTGGCGCGGCCAGCTCGTCCCAGTCGCGCCGCAGCCCGTCCCAGGCCCCGAGCTGAGCCTCTGCGTACCAAAGCTCCGTCTGGCTCGCCGGCCACGGCAGCCCGAGCGCTTCGCGCACCGCCTGGGCCGTCTTGAAGCAGCAGGCTGCCCGCCCCAGCCGCGGGTCCGCCCCCAGCTCCCACGGAAGGCCAACCCAGGGTGTCCAGAAGCTCAAAATCCAATTCCTCCGCTTGACGGCAAAGGACCAACCTGCGCTGCGGTCAGGCGTCGTGTTGGAGCGATGCTTGTCACAAAGTTAAATGGGCAGCCAAGCCTTAGCGTAACAGCAGAGAAGCCGTCCTCTTCGCCCGGAACAGAATCAGTGTAAGCGAAGGAATCGCAGACACTGATGGTCGAACTGAGAATGTCAATTTCAGAGTAAGTCGGCACGCCGCTGGCAGTCGCTGGCGGCGTGCCGGCAAGCAAAACTGTGTGGATCTTGATAAAGTAACGACTTTCAGCGGCTTGCCAAAGCAACGAGCCTGTCAGTGTGTTGGCAACTGCGATCAATTCGTAGTCTCCATTTTGCGTCCCGTTGGTGGAAACATCGCCAGCAATGCTAAAGGGGGCAAACTGATAGGCCAGCCCGTTAAGCGTTCTGGTCTCGCCCGGAAAGTATCCCTGATAGCGCTGAGGCGTGCCAAGCGGCCCCGCCTCGGCGTTCAGGAAATCAATGTAGTGCGTGACGGTAAGCATTAGACCCCCACATAGTCGCGCACGTCTCTATTGTTGCGCATTCCAGCATAAGTCATTGCTTGCGCCCGCTGCGCTGTGGCAGCCATCCCTTTTCTAAACTCGCTTTCAGTGACAAACCTTTCTCCGCGCTGCTCGGTCACAGTGTAGCTGATTTGGATCGGGCCTGAGTCAGCGCTGTCCTGGCGCAGCGCCGCTGCTTTCTCAATGTCGCTTTTGGGGACGACCCTGCCGGAAACACCAGGAAAGAAAAACTCTGGCTCTTTTTCGCCAGTCACATAAACTTCGCCGGGCCGCGTGTTTCCGCCGTTCGCCAGAAAGCCTCCAAACGCGACTTGTGGTATTGACTCAGAGATTGCAGTGCCAAACAGGTTCGGCGCCGCGCTGGAGAGGGCCTGGCCGATCCCGGCCGCGCCTGCCTGCGCAGCGCCCCGCTGGAAAGCGCTGATTCCGCCAGAAAAGGCCGCCTGGGCGGCGATTGCCTGCAGCGCGGAGCCCGCAGCGGCGGCGGCGGCGCTGACGTTCCACAGCGACCCGGCGGCGGCCCCGGAGGCGGCACCCAGGGCCTGGGCGCCAGCGGCCTCGCCCCCGGAGCCGAGCATCTTGACCAGCGGTCCCTGCGGGCCGCCAAGGAGCTGCCCTAGCTGGCGCTGCATCAGCGTGGTCAACTGCTGTTGCGCGGAATCAGCAAAGGTACTGGCGATGCCATTAAGCATGTCTCGGCCAACATCTTCAATTCGCTTAGCGCCGCTAGCAATGTCAACAAGGCCGTTGGTCAAGCCGCTAGAAATAGCATTTGACACATCTACGATATTTTTTTCAAGGCCGCCCCAGACGAGTTGCTGGTCTTCAAGCAACTTGGTGCGGTTTGCGAGACCCATGGCCTTGCTGCTATCACCGCTGATTGCCATTTCGGCCTCGAAGGCCCTAGCCGGCTCTCCGACAAGGCCAGAGCGCAATCCAGCGCCAGTAAGCGCAATGCTTCGCTCAAGCTCGCCGGACCTCTGGCTGTAGGCTGCCCGCCGCGCAACCTCGGCCCTGTCTTTCTCTATTTGCAACAAGTCTTTTTCGTATTCAATTCTTGCTTTGACTCCTGCTGTTATCTCGTCGTGCTCCTGTTTCCGCAGCTTCCCGTTTCGCAATAACTCGCTTGTTAAGTCTAGGCTGCGTTTTTCCAGATCATTCAGATCTTTTGCGGCGAGAGCCGTGCGAGCCTTCTCGATCGCCCTGCCCTGGTCGTCGTCGCTTATTGATTTGCTGAGCCCCGCAATTTCGGTTTCAAGTGCAAGCTCCTTCGCGGCATTGTCAAGCCGACCAAGCACTTCCCTTGTGCTTACTAGCTGAAGCAGCAGGCGACCGTCCTCTATTTTTTGCAACTTTTCGGCAAGCTCAACGCTTTGCAGCAACTCGTTCCTTTGCCTGCCAAGTTCCGTGGTCAACGGCGCAATGTCTGGCATCGCCATTGGCGCTGGCGCTGGTGGCAGTCGCGGCGGGGCTGGCGGCAGTTGTGGTACTGCTGGCGCCGGCTTGTAGCTCGGCAGCGCCTGGCCAAATGGCACGACAGGCAGTGCAGTTGGCGCCTTGGCAAGCAAGCCTGCCAAGCTGGCCGACGCAACGCTTTCGCGCCGACCGCCAAGCAGCGAAATAAACTGATCGCCAATGCCTGGGCGAGCCGAAGACCGCCTCTGGTCAAACATGCTGTCAGTTGTTTGCGGGACAGACGGCTGCATGGCAGGCCCGACCACGCCCGGCAGCAGCATCGCCGGCCCGGACCTGCGCTGGGAGGGCGTGGCCGGCATCGCAGGCGCCATGCGCTTGCCGCCCATCGCAGCACGCAGCCTTTCGGTTGGATCGAGCAACTGCCCGCCAGCCCCTCTGTTGCGCTTCCACAGCTCGTAATGAAAGTGAGTATTTTTGCCCCAGTCAGATACCGTTCCGATTTGCTGCCCGGCTTTGATTCTCTGCCCTGGGGCAATTCCAGGCAGCGGCTTGATGTGGCCATAGACGCCAAGCTGTCCGCTTAAATAGCGAAGCATAACTGCATCGCCGGCCCTCGGGTTGCCGTCTCGACTAAACCCCCTGATTATTCCTTCAACAACTGCATCTTCTATGGCGTGGATGGTTGTTCCAACGTCTACGCCAATGTCTTGCCCCTGGTGACCCCTGCCAGAGCCAAGCCCTTGATTCCAATTTGGCGGTCGCCCGGAGGGCTGAGGCCCCAGCGGATTTGCGAGGCCGCCAGGGCCAACAGTCGTAGCGCCAGCGGCTCCAAGTACCCTGCCTGTATCAATAGGCAGCGAGGCGCCCAGCGCAGCAGCGGCCCGCGTCTTGATTTGCAGTATCTCCCGCTCGCTGCCGATCGCGTACTCGTAGCGTTCCTTTACACGAGAATAAATGTAATCCTCTGCCTTAATGCGATAATCCTCTAGCCGCCTTGACAGCTCAAATCTAAACTCGGCCTGGCCACGCTTGTAATCTTCGACAGCTCTGTTAACAGAGGCCACTTTGTCGGCAACTCGTAAAACGTATTGCTGCAATTCTCGCTCACTGGCAAGCCTTTGCAATTTTGCGGCCTTCTCCTTGTTTTGCAGTTCAAGTTCGCCTTGCCCCCTGGCTCGCAAATACTCCCTGATCTGATCCGCAAAATTGCCAGCATCGCCGCCCAGGGCTTCGCTGCGTCGCGCAAGTGCAAGGTCAAGCGACTCAATGCCTAGCTGCCCACGCGACCGCGCATTCTCGCTCGCCGCCCTGGCAGCTTCTTGCCGCATTTCAAATATCTTGCTTTCTACGTCAAGACGCAAATCTGACTTCTCTTTTTCAATATCTGCGCCCTGGCGCCGCATTGCAAAAATCTTTTCCTCATTGCTGCGCCTAAGATCTTCTGCCTCTCTTAAAAAACCAGCATATTCTTTGTTTGCGGCTTTGTAGGTTTCATTTAAGGCAATAGATGCGTCAATATCTTTCAAAAGCTCCGATGGCTTGCGCGGTCTCCGGGTTCCAACGCTTGCGCCACTTACGCCACCGCCTTGCCGGCCAAGCAACCCGTTGATAGCCTGCACCGCTTGCGCGATGCCAGGGATTAGGGTTAAACCAATGGACAGCGAAAGCTCGGCCCAGGAATCAGAAAGTTGCTTTTGAGCTTCGCTCAACCTTTCCACTTGCGCAACCGCGCCAGGGCCAAGTTTAGACTCAATCTCTTTCAGCGCTTGCCCTTGCGCTTCGTAGCCGCGACCGACTTTTTCCAGTTGCGCAATTTGTATTTTTTGGCTATCGCGCACACGGAAACCAGCTTCTTCTAGCGCCTCGATAGAGTCGGACGCGCTTCCAAGCGCGTTCCCAAGGTCGCCTAGTTTGCCAACGGTTGTATCGACGACTTGGCCGATTGCGGTGCCGACGAGAGAAAGGCCGAAGCCGAACGAGCCGCCAATCGCGCCGCCAAGGCCGCCGCCAAGCGCACCGCCGAGCGAAGCGCCCAGGCCCTGCCCAAACAGCGTCGGGAACGCACCGCCAATCAGGGCATCGCCAATGGCCTCGCGGGCATTGCCACGGAAAAAGCCTGGCGACGGCTTGGCGGGCTTCGGCTGCAGCCTGTTGAAAGCGGCAATTCCCTTCTCGTTACCAGGCCCCGCCGGGAAGCTGTACTGGTTTCGATTGAAGCCGCCGCCCTCGCCAGGCATTGGGATCGCCGCCCCTCGCCTGCCGCCTCGGCCACCGCCACCAGTGCTACCAGCGACAGCGCTCATCCTTGTCTGCGCCCTGCTTTCTCGGGTGCCAGGCCCAAGCCCCAGCCTCTCCAGTCTTTTTGCTTCTCTTTCCAATGCTGCCGCAAACCGCGCAGCAGAATCAGCGGCGTCCCTGTCAGCCTTCCGCTTCCTTTCTCTGGCCGCCTTTTCGTCTAGCGTTTCTTGCTCTTTTTTTAATTTGTCAAGTCTTGTCGGCGCAACGCCGCCGGGCGTTCTTGCGATGCGCTCAGCAAGCAGCGTGCTGCTTGGCAGGGCACGCGGCATGATTCCGGCGTCGGCGCCGCCCCCCATCGGAACGGCGCCAGTGCGACGTGACGGCGCACTGGCGCGGCCAGGCAGCGCCACGCCAATGCCCAAGCGCTCCTGCCGTTTTTCTTCTGCAAGCAACTTTTCCCTGAAGCGCCTGGGGCGATCTTTGGCGGCCTTCGCCTCTTCCTTGGCTCGCCTTTCGTCTAGCGTTTCTTGCTCTTTTTTAAATTTGTCAAGTCTTGTCGGCGCAACGCCGCCGGGCGTTCTTGCAATTCTGCGGGCAAGCGCAGCCGCGTCAGGGAGCGCTCGCGGCATCGCGGCAAGCTGCTGGGCCTCAGCGCTGATTGCCCTCCAGCCCTGGGCGACGTTAAAACTTCCAAACCGCGCTCGGCGCTGCTGATTTAATTCTTCTGCCGCCGCTTTCAGCTCGCGCTCATATCTTGCGATCGACGCATTCATGCGCCGAGTTTCAAGTTGAGTCTCGGCCGAATCGCCGCGGAACCCGGCAGCGGCGGCCCGCGTCGCTTGCGAACGCAATCGTCTGATCTTGGCCGAATCAGCGCCGGGCATCATGGCCAGCTCGTCTATGCGCTCCTGTCCGCGCCTTGCGGCTTCGTATGAGCCAGAGCGCACGGCCCGAAGACGGTTAAATTCATTCTGCTGTCTTACAAGGCCCGAAAGTTCAGTCGCCAGCTTTGACATAAGCTGCAGGTCTTCCTTGCCGCCTGCAGTAGCAAGATCCCACGCGGAACGATTAGCGCGAATTTGCGCTTGAAGATTGGCCGGCAAGTTCCTGCCGCCACCACCGCGAGTAAGCGCGACCTGCCTGCCTTGAAATAAATTGGTAAGGTAATTGCCTCGGGCGCCCTGCTCAATGCCTCTAAGCGTTAATTCGAGGCGTTCTTGCTGCTCGTCTATTACGTTTTGAGTCCTACCCATGACAGCGCTCGTGCGCGTAAGCGCCCTCGCGTACCGACCCTGGGCGGCAGCTATCAGGCGCCGATTCCGCTCTTCTTCTCTGAGATTTCTGTTTGCTACCCTGGAGCGATCTAGAGCCTCCGTGTAACGCTGATAGGCCTCTCTGCGTTGGGCCATGGTGCCCCCGCCTGGCGCATATTTTCCAGAAGAGTCGCGAGGCTGCGCCACGGCCGCCCGCTCTCTTACTGCGTCTCGCAAGTCTTGACGCGCCTGTCGAACGCTGAGCCTGCTACGCCGAACATTGCGCATAGCAGACTCGCCAATCTGACCCGCAATTATTTGCGCGTTTTCAAGATTGCCATAAAGCTCGACAGTTCTCTCAAGCGCTGTATTGAGCTGTTGGATTTGGCCAAGGCCCTGTATGCCAACGCGGATTAAACCTTGATAATCAGACATGCCGCGCCTCGGGGCCGAGCCCCACCCTAGCGCCTCCTAGATCGGCGGACGGGCGGAGCTGGCTGCGCGTCGGGTCTTGGCATGTCTTCGCTCAGGATTTCAAAATATGCAGCGTGCATAATAATGTCATCCCGAGTCGCATTTCGCTTGAGCTGGGAAAGCGTCATTCCCAGCTCCTTGCATAATGCAAGCCGAAGCATCAAGCCCGGATCACTTCTTATTGCTTTCTTGATCGCTTTTGGAGTCTTCGCTTGCCAGCACGCCTCCGTTGTAGATCAGCGCTTCCATCATTCTGGTCAAGTCCGCTCGGGCGTATTGCTGCCGCATCTCGCCGGCATCGGCAAGCAAAAACATTTTTTCGCCGTCCTCGTATTCGGCCTTGTTGATCAGGACCCGCAGCCCATAGGCATTGGGGCGAGTGTCGCTTTCGACAGATTCCCGCACTTTTTCGTCTTCCGCTTCGGTCAGCGGAGTGTAATACATTTCAAAAATATCACCAGTGCTAAGGGTGATTTGAACCTTGCGGCGAAGGCGGGTGCGACGCAAAAGCTCTTTGACGTTTCTCGTGGACATGGCGGGTGAGTGCAACAGCAAAATCATAGCACCGAATCGGCGCATGAAAAAGCGGGGCCGAGGCCCCGCAGCTCAGTCGGCCTGGGCCAGTCAGTATGTAAGGCCGAGCAGATGAGTGGGCTGATCGCTGATCCTGTAATTAACCGAAATCTCAGTAGGCGAATCTTCCTGCGTAATGTTGGTATCGAAGCCAAGCAAGATGACCGGAAACTCGCTGTAAAGAGAAGCGGAATCGTCAACAACGCTGCCGCCGGTAACGGCAACGGCGCTAAAATATGCCTTCAGCACCGCGCCAGACTGATCGTTAAAAAGCGTGCCCTGAATAATCCTGTTGTTAAAAGCAGTCAGATCGTCAATAAGGCGCAGCGTCATCGTGCCATTGCCATCGGCAAACCCAGATTGGTAAGAGCGGAAGCGGGCCAGCTTAGGCCCGCCACTCGCGCTGGCCGGCTTGCAGGGAATTGAGGTTTTGTCGATTTCGCCGCGAGTGATGGTAAGCGAAACTGAGGGCACTTCGCACATTGCATAAGCGCTGGCAAAGCTCATCTCGATGTGGTTTCCCGCTCCGGGAGTATTGGCGCCGCCAGCGCCACCGTTGCCGGCCAGGGTGATCGCCGCGCCGCCAGCGGTGGCGGAAATTTGCACGGTAGTTGGCGTAGGGCGAGCCTTGATGTAGTACACCGTCCCATCGACGATGTTGGCATCAAGATTGGCAGTCCCTTTTTCGGCAAAAACCACCGGGTCGCCAACCCTAAAATCAGAGTTGGCAGGAATCGTGATCGCGGTGCCAATGGGAAAGTCGGTTTTGTCGTAAAGGCACGCCAACGTGCCGGGAGGCTTCATCGTAATCATGCCGTCCTGGCCATTCAGGACGGTGGTTTGGCCGCAGGAGGGGACGGGCATCGGGAGTCCGGCCCGTGGCCGGCTGTAGTGCTGAGCCTCCAGTGTAGGGCAGCCAGGCCCATGGCGCCCTCAGGGCCTGCGACGAGCGCGGATCGGCATCGAAAATCGCGTGAAGTGGTGGGGGCGATCCTGGAGCTGGGCCTGGGTCGGGCCAGTCGCCGGGCCAACCGAGGCGACAATTTGCTGTGACGCGAGCGGGACTTGCCCATTCAGTGCCGACAACGCTTCAATAATTGGCGCCGCAATTTGCATTCCACGCCCAGGGCCAATGTTTTTGCGAGTAAAAATCTCGCACACAAGCGACCCGCGAATATGCCATTGAGCCTGGGCGCCAATCACGGGCTCCTGTATAAGGCCAAAATTAACCCGGACAAAACAGTATTCGTCTAAAGCGCTAAAATCGACTGCCGATTGATTTTCGACGTAGACGGCTACGGGATCTGCCGCATCAATGACGATGCGCTCGTAGATTCCGCGAATTTGCTGAAG